ATGAGCGATTTTAACGGCAAACCTTTCAAGGAAGCAATGTGTATCGAGGCAATGCGTGTGTTTGATTCATGCTCGTCACAGGATTGTCTGGAGGATCTTGCGTTTACATTCAGCCAGGCAGACCAGACCGTGATAAACGCTGCGGCGTATATCAAAAGCACTTGTATCGACGTGACAGACGTAAGCTTTGCAATATCTCCGGTGGCATTCAACCACGGCTTTTACGCAGTTGACGTTACTTACACATTCAGGGCGCAGATAGAAGCATATGAAGCGGCAGGCGCAGCTCCAACAGTAGTTTACGGCACCTCATCATTCACAAAAAAAGTTATTCTTTTCGGCAGCGACGGCGGCACACAGAGATTTTCGACCTGCGAGCCGAACCAGATCGTCACTACCTCGCCTACAAGCGGCTGCTCATGCTGTTGCTGCACAGCGGCAATGCCTTGCGCTTCTGTGAGCGTAGCAGCGCCAATGTGTCTTGACGCAAAGCTTGTCGCAGAGCCTGCACCAAGCGAGGAAAAGAACGTTCTTATCACTATCGGACTTTTCGCTATCATTCAGTTGTCAAGACCTGTGCCTATAATGGTGCCTGTATATGATTACTGCGTACCTGGCAAGGAGTGTTCCACAAACAGTGACAGCCCATGCGAGATGTTTGAAAAGATAGCATTCCCGACAGTAGAATTTTTCCCAAGAGGACTTGAAGAACCCCACTGCAAGGAAGAAAATGATACAGAGGGTCAGGGCGAAGCTCAGGGATAATATGTGATCTATGGGGGCGGAGTTTTCTGCCCCTTTTTGTTTTGCAAAGCGACCTGTTTGGCTCTTCGCTCCCAAATGTTGGTTTGTCAATGATGTGTTACACATTTTTTTATTTATTATATTTAAATTCGTATACTTCACCAAAATTAATATAGTCATTATATACACTTTGTGGAGTTTTCCAATCTAAAGAACGAGTTGGAATATTATTATACTGATAGTTCCAACGTTTAAGCTGTCGCTTGAAGTCCTCAAAATCATAGAATTTGTGTGTTGCGTAAAAGTATTCGTTATCCTTGCGGTGAGAGCGTTCAACCTTGCCATTATGACGTGGTGTCATTGGCTTAATAAGCTTATGTATACAGTTATGTTGCTCACACCAAAGATCAAGCAACGAGGGCTTATCCTTATTTGTAGTAAATCGGTTTGTAAACTCTGAGCCGTTGTCGGTCTGTATGCACTCTATTTTGAATTTCCAAGCGTTTTGCAAGGCATTAACAAATTGATATGTACTATATGTGCTTTGCTCTTTGAACGCCATTAGAAAGCGTTTACGGCTGTACTCGTCTATTGCGGTGTACTGATAATATTTTTCAATACCGATAATGCAAGAAGTCGGAACAACTTTAACATCAATTTGAACACGCTGACCGCAATAAAACATTGTTTCGTATTTCTTTGGCTTTATCTTCGGATTTGGTAGCTTTACAGTAATAGCGTTAAGCTTTCTGAGCTGTCTGTAAAGGCTTGTGATAGAACGATTGTAGCCTGCTTGTACAAGCTTAACATAGAGCATTACAAGCCCTGTGTGCTTGTTTCTGCGGTGATAACTCTTAATGAGTTTTATTTCACTTTCTGTATGAGCAGTAGGAAAAGAGTTAGGGCGGTGAGAACGATTAAGCAGGCTCTTTGTAGTGCCGTTATAGCGGTTTTTCCAACGATAGACATATTGTCTATTTGTATTGTACTTGATAGCGGTTTTTGTAACTCCGTACTTAAGAGCATATTTCACAAGGCTTTCACGATACTTTGCAAGCTGATTCGAAGTTTTCATTTTCAATCGTCCTTTCGTCATAACCATAGGTAAAGAGGGGGAATCTTGAACGGCGTTCCCCTCTTGCGAATCATTGAAATCATTGAAATGTTGAAAACCTGTAAGCTGTTGTTTCCAACATTCCAACAATTCCAACAATCCGCAATTCACCCCCAGCCGTTCGCATGATAGATTTCACATAGATAATATCTATAAAATCGGTGTAAGAGGTAAACTTTCATAGTCAAACATTTCAAAAGATGCAGTTTCATCATCAAAATCTCCAACAGCAATATATTCACCATTTTCACCAGTAATATGATGTTCATCACAATATCTTCTGCACTCTCCAATAGTTTCGCCGAAGAATATTTCATTACCATACTCATCAACAACTAATGCAACTTCTCTCATTTTTATTTACCTCGTTTCTCTATTTGTTTTATCAATGCCATTATAACACGTATATACGTATATTACAATAGGCAAATTACACGAATATACGTATAATAATTTGTGTAAAATATACGTATTGACGTATTTGCGAAAATGTGATATACTAAAGCAAAGGAGTGATTTTAATGTCAAAAGTAAAATTTACAACAACGATTGACCAAGACATTCTTGAAAAAGCTAAGATACAAGCAATCAAGGAGAAAACAAGCGTAGCAAAAATCATTGAGAAATTGCTGACAGAATATTTAAGCAACAAGAGTGAGGGATAGAAAATGAGTGAGATAATCAATTCAAGTGAGGCATTGACAACAATGCTGTTAGGTTTTGCGATAGTAAGCATAATAATCAACCTAGTGCTATTTATAGCAATAGTATGCACAGCAATTAACACGAGCAAGACAAATAAGGAATTGCAGGAGATAAAGCAAATACTTATTGATGAAAAATACAACAATATGCAATAGCACAGAACACCGCTGAGAGCCTAAAGGCAACCTCAGCGGTGTTTTTTTTACCATTTGCTTTGCTTACGCATACGCTTATTCTGTTTGCGGTCAAGGGGTATATTATTGGTCTCACTATCACGATTACGCAATATTTCTTCATCAGATATGTAATCTTTGTTGAGCATATTCGTTACAAGTTCCGAAGTATCGTAAAGCTTGCGGTACTGATTACGTTGCAAATGTGTGACCGTGGACGAACACACAGGCGTATATGAATGATTTTCGGAATACATTTCATACTCCTCAATATCGTACTTATAGCCTGTCATAAGCCGTGTAAAAGGGTGTCTGAAATGCGTTCGGCAGGCGGTAACATCAGCGGTTATATCACGTATCTGCTTGTCTAAGAGGTTAAACCGCTGAACTGTTGCAAGTATCATCATACGGCGTTTTCTGCATTGACACAAATGCTGATAAAGACTTTTTGGAACGCTGTTGCGACCGCCCGAAAAATCACGGCTGTTGAAGATTGTTCCTATCTCATCTATCAAGACTAAAGTATTTTTCGGGGCGTTTAAAATATCCTGCGGAGAGTTTAGGGGATAGATTTTTGTATATTCGGGAAAGCCCGAAAGCTTGATATTTGTGACAATATGTAGTTGCGGATACTTACAACAGAGCTTGTACGCTTCCGTCACCATAAGAGAGGTTTTACCTGCACCAAATTTGCCGACGTATAAATGTATGCCCCAACCTTGAAAAAGCTGTTTCCAGTTAAAATAAAGGGCTGTAGCCTTATCGTAGGCTACATAAGCCGTGAGGGCAGGCAGACGGACGAAATAATCTAAAATAACCATTTATTTATCACTCCAATTAAAAATAAAATAAAGTATAACAGAGATAATGTACAAAGCAAGAATAGTCCACACGGCTACCACCTCCGAGGATTGAAAAAGCGAATCATTGCATTATACAACATTTTCCAAAGCAGATAAAGCATTATACAGGCGAATATAAATTCAATACATAACACGCCAAACTGTTTCCAAGTTGTTATAGTGTCTATTGCGGACAAATCACAGCCTAAGAGTTTAAGAAGTTGGTAACAAGAATTTTGAACATCATACAACATTATTATCACCGCCCTTTTCAAGTTCCTGTTGATCTACATACCGCTCTATAAGCTTTTGGCGTGGCAGGCTCATTTGTGTATCAAGCTTAAACCGCTTGATGTCAGAAATAAACACAACCACACCACAGAGGGCAGAGAAAAAAAGGACAACAAAAAGTATCATCACAAAGAGTTTGAGTATAGCTAACATATCAATATCCTTTCTTGTTGTAATGCCATAGAATAAGCATTATTATGAAACATAAAAACAAATATACTGAGAAATCTAACATATTAATCACCATTAAGCAAATAATGTAACAAAGCGATAGAGCAGGAGATAACAAAAAGACCAATAAACATAGCACCAAGAGTGAAACTATACTGACCAAAACGAAGTTGAAGTCCGAACATATTCCATATAGCACCGAAAACAGCTTTCATTGTATCAAAGAAGTTCATAAATAGCCCCCTTATTTTATAGCCCACTTAACAACACAAATAGCAAGCATAATAGTGAAGAACGCAATAAGCACAGTAATAAAGATAGACGGCATAAGACCAATACTTGCGGTCATAAACTTAAAGAAATCTGATGTACTGTCAAATATAGATGATATGTCAGAAAGGTCAAAGCTAAATGAGCCGAATTTTTCATCATAAGTCTTATTTCTTATGTATTCGTCAAAATCTTCTTTTGTGTCAAAGTCTGTGCCGTTTTCAAGTCCGTCATAGTCAGTAATCTTACTAGGTGGAAAAGGGTCATCAAGCATATCTGAAATAGGCTTATCCGTAGGGTATTCAACGCCGTTTATCTCTAATGGTTTATAATCGGGATAATCTTTGAATGAAAAGCCGTCAGAAACAACGGTGTAAAAATCGTAACCATTACCGCCATACAAGCCATTTATCTTGCTTGCTACGGCGTTGTCGGGTAGCTCTTTGTAAAAGGTCTTAAACTCTGCATTATTGGCGTAAAAGTCCTTTGCGTAACCCTCGGCACCTGTTTCATACAGATAACGTTTACCAACAACCACGATATACAAGATATCCTGTTCACCGAGTTTGTCAGAGCCTTTGATATTTTCAAGATTTATCGTGTGCGTGTTAGTCATATTCGCACCATTGGCAATAGGCAGACCGAAAAGCGGTGTAACACCATTGCAGAAAGCCGAATTTGCAACGCCGTCAGCATTTTCAGAGGTCATTTCACCAACGTTACTTGAAGATGTATCAGTGGACGAACTGTCGGGTGTACTAACAGTATCATACTTTGAATCTGTTGTTGTATTGGGTTTTGTTTTTCCGTAAGCTGTTGTAAGTACGTATTTTGACTTATCAAGAAAAGTATAAATCGCTCCGTCCATAGCTTTTTTAGTGCCGAAAATATTCGGATCATACGGTGTTATGAACAATACATACTGATATGTATATTGCGTTGCTTTCGGGTCCTTATCAAGAGCCTTTTGCATAGCCTGCTTGTATTCGTCAGTAAGCTTGACAGTAACATCAATATTGTTGTTTGTTATAGTTTCACCGTCATTTTTTGCACCCGGGGCGGACAATGTTCCCGAACGTGACATACCTGTTGTGAGTTTTCGGGAATACTGAACGGAAAAGGGAACAATAGGAGCGTTAGGGTCTTCCCAAACAGGTGTTTTCTTATCTTCCCAATTTAAAACAGGAACGTTACTATATATAACCTTGTATTGACCGCCTGAATAATCGTACTGCTCATGGTCATAATAAACGCCATTTAAAGAAAACCAACGAGTAGCAGTATCATCATAGATAGGTTTGTTTTCTGAAGTAACGAGAACACAAGCAAAAGCATTATAATCAGTTTTTGATACAAAGCAATGAAGATTGTTACCAAAATAAGTAATAGAAGAACTAGATTTACAAAATATAATAGTATACGTAAAACCACTGCCGTTAGGGGCGGCAAAGACAGTATAATAATCGGTTTTGTCACTATCAGGAATACAAGAAAAAACATTCTGTTTGATAGTATCATTCCACGAAGTATAAGAAGTGCCGATATCAGTAGCAAAAGCAGGAACGGCACAGCAGACCATAAGCACCATAGCGGAGAGGATTGACAAAAACCGCCGAAGTTTTGTTTTCATATTTTTTCTCCTTTCAAAATAAAAAAATGCGGAGCGGATTGACCGCCCCGCACAAGCGAGTGTTTAAGCTTTACCCTTTGTAAGCTTTCTTACAACACCGATACCAACACCGAGAAGTGAGGCACCGACAAAAGCCATTACAAGCGGATTGCCTGTCATTGTTGTCCAAACCTGACTTACAACTGATGTAATTGTGCTGATACCGCCTGTAATTGCGACATCATCAGCAAGAAGTGAAGCACCCATTGAATATTTCTCCTTTCATTGATTAAAGTATATCAATACCTACAACAACAGCCTTATCCTGTCCGCCGTAAGTTCTGATTTCATAGTTGACTTTGATTGCAGTGTCGATAAGTGCGGAACTGTCGGGGAAAGTGTCCTGCAATATCCTTGTAGGAACTTTCACAGCCTGCACGGCATATCCTGTTACTCCATTTTCTTCTTTAAGGCAAAACAGCGTGTAGTTATCCCACGGCTTGCCGTTTTTAAGCGTTCCAGAGTTTTTCTTAAAACCTTTGATTATGTACATAAACGTACACTCCTTTCATTTACTGTACAATTATTTGTACTCTTTGCTATGTTTAGATATTACCACACATCAAGTGTAATGTCAATACAAATCAAGCTTTTTCGTATGTTTATATTTTTGCAGGGCGTTTTTTTGTACACATTGTACAACTAGCACGATTGTATTTTCTTTTTGAAATAAAGAGCCTTTTTCCTACACTCATACTCACCGCTAAGAAAATACTTAGCCATATGAATATTATAGCTGTCAAGATACGGCTTGAGGAATTGGTGGGAAAGCACAAACCTTTCAAGGCTGTCTGCCTCATCACGGAACATTTTCGGATTGTCATAGTTTTTCATTTTCAT